GCTATTTAATGAAAAAGGCCCCAGCTTTGTTTCATGACGAGTATTACACCTTGTCTTCCAGGCTTAAATTAAGAGAAAAAAACATAATCTGGCACGACCAGAATGTCATTCTTATGGCTGGTAAGCTCCCTATGACCCACGGACATATGATAGTAAAAGGATTTTTCAGTCCAGTTAACCCAGCGAGGGGCGTTTATAACCGTATTAAATCTTCAATGCTAATTGGTCATTGCCATACCACATCTGAACACTCCGAAAGCATATTGAACCATGAGCTATCAACCACATATTCAACTGGATGCCTTTGCGAACTTGCTCCAGATTATGACCCATTTAATACTAAACACAACCAAGGATTTGCAATGATAGAAATAAAAGAAAACGGCAACTACAGGGTCCATAACAAGCGTATTGATTACTTCACTAAAGAGATTTACTAATGCTTGAGCTTGACATATTTCAGCTAACCGATGCCCAACTCGAGAATGAAGACGAGGGGTATGTTATGTCTGAATGTGATATTGCTCCACGACTGTTCATCCATATTGATTCCTTTGGCAAGTATATTGATTATGACGGCCTGGAATATACAAGCATTTATTCTGGGGGGATGGAGTTTATAAGTATGCTATCCTATGAGGAATTTAAAGTAATGTATTTTAAACACTACAGAATAAGTTAAATTGTGAATATTTTTTAAGTAACTTCTTTTAAATTTAAAATTTTAAAATTACATTTGTTTCAAATATGAAAATAAATGAGACAATAGAAGATATCCTTATGTATCAAAAACATACCAGGGATTGTGACTATTACCTTTATAACCAGGTTTTAAAGCTTTATGATGCCCAAAACATCACTGCACTTGAACTTTTAAAGGCAATGAAGAATAAAACCATTCCAAGTTTTGAATCTGTATCCAGAGCAAGAAGGCAACTCCAACAAATGAGGCCAGATTTAAGAGGGGCTAACTGGATTAACCGTCAAACATCGGCACAGGACAAACGCAAAAAAGAATTAGGCTATGTATAACGAAGAAGATGAAAAATATCGATTTATTGAGGCCATTGTGTTTTTTGCACTTGGCCTTATAGGATTATTTGCACTTGTTATTTGGGCATCATTATGAAACACGAGGAGAGCAAATTGCAGATTATGTGCGTTAAATGGTTTAGGTTTAACTATCCAAAATATGCAAGATTGCTTTTTGCTGTGCCTAATGGTGGGAGAAGGTCTTTAATAACGGCTAAAATATTAAAAGCTGAAGGAGTTATTTCTGGAGTATCTGACCTGGTATTCCTTAAACCAACTGAAAAATACCACGGTTTATGTATTGAAATGAAGATAAAACCAAATAAGCAATCAGCATTTCAGAAAGATTGGCAAAAGGATATTGAAGAGAATGGTTTTAAATATGTAGTTTGCTATTCATTTGAAGACTTTGAAGCACAAATAAAAGATTACCTATGTTAACACTTCAGCACTTTGCCAATAAGCATAAAGAATGGCTCAAAATAGCAAATTATTTGGGAGCAGATTCAGCCACGGCAAAAGAAATTGTGCAGCAGATGTATCTTAAAATAGGTGAATTGCAAATTAAAGAGGGGAATTTAGATAAGTTAATCAATTATTCTGGAGGCATTAATACTGTTTATGTGTTTAAAGTGATTCAGAATCTCTACTATGATTTTCACAAGCGTAAAGAATATGGGGCTGATTTTACCAATTTCGAATATGAACTTGAATCAGTTGAAGAACAAGAGCAAAAATATCAAATTCTTATACATAAACTTAAACGAATCATCCAGGGATTCGGGGAATATGAACAAATGTTGCTTGAATTGTATTTTGTAAATAAATGTAGTTTAAGGGACATTGCTAAATCAACTGGAATAGGCGTACATTCAATATTTAATACAATAAAAAATGCAAAACAAAAACTCAAAAAAGAAACAAAAAACGATTATTTCTCATATAGAGAATCAAGAAACGAGCGAACAACCGTCATTAGGTTTGGGGGATACGATTGCGAAGGTAACCAAAGCGACTGGGATTGATAAATTAGTCAAATTCATTGCTGGGGAAGACTGCGGATGCGAACAAAGGAAAGAGAAGCTTAATAAGTTATTCCGATATAAGCAACCATTGTGCTTGACCGAGAATGAATTTAACTATTTAACAGAGTTTCAAAAGGTTAATAATCAAACTCTATCTAAACAAGAAGGGGATGAAATTGCGACTATCTGGAATCGTGTTTTTCAATCAAGAAAATTTTATCGTCCTTGTACATGTAACCCAAAGGCCTGGCAAGATATGATTAATGACCTTTTAATAATCTATAAAGAATATGGCGTCAATTAGCATAAGCTATTTATTCGATTTTAACCCAGACCCAAAGAAATATTTTCGTGTTTGGCACGATGGGCTTATAGTTGGGCAATTTGAAAAACGTGAAGAAGCAGAACTTTTAAAAAACTATTACAATGAAATTAGCAGTATCGAAACTGAAAACCAACCCCAACAATCCAAGGGTTATAAATAAAGCGAAATACAAAAAGCTTTTAATATCTATCAAGGAATTTCCACAGATGCTGGATATTAGGCCTATTGTAGTCAATAAAGACTTTGAGGTCCTTGGAGGGAATATGAGGCTTAAAGCTATCAAAGAATTAGGGATAAAGGAAACAGAGGTCCTGGTGGTTGATTTGCCTATTGAGCAGCAAAAAGAATTTCTTATTAAGGATAATCTTAATTATGGGGATTGGGATTTTGATGCCCTGGCGAATGAATGGGATTTATCGGAGCTTGATGGATTTGGCCTGGACCTTGACCCTAATTTATTTGAAGTTGAGGATGCAGAGGAAGTGCAAGAAGATAAAGAAGAGAATTTTGACTATACTATATATTTCAGTAACAATACGGACTTAAAAAAGTTTGAGAAATTTATTAAAAAACTTGACAAGGATTTCCCAGACTATACAACCACATCTGAACGCATATTGGCATACATCAATGAAAAAGCACACTAAAATATACCTGGATTATTTTGGCTATGATACATCCGATTTTATCCCTTGCGAAATCTGTGAAGCCAGAGCAACTGACATCCACCATATTGAGGCAAGAGGAATGGGGGGAAGAACTTCAAAAGATAACATATTTAACTTGATGGCATTGTGCAGACCGTGTCATATTCAATATGGGGATATATCTGATTGCAAGGAAGACTTACAAAAAATACATAAACTCCGAATGGATATTGGCAAGATTTGAAATTGTAAAATTAAAATACTACATTTGCATCAATATGAAAAAATTAACACCACTAACTACACAAACGCTTGATTATTTACAAGAGCGCAACATTAATCCAATCGATTTTTCAGAATGGCTAAACTACATCAAAGAAGAAAACAAGGCGAGGTATATGACTATATTAACCCAGAGCACTACAAACAAAATGACAAAGAGGTTTGGCAGATGATGGTTGACATATGGGGGAAAGAAGCTTTTAAATTGCATTGTCAAATGTGTGCGTTTAAATATCGTATGCGTTTAGGAAGCAAACCAAACCAACCAATAGAGCAAGATTTAAAAAAAGCTCAATGGTATGAAAACAAAATAAAAGAGTTATGAAAATTAAAACTGGTAAATGGTACACTTGTATATATGTTTGGCCGTCACTTATATTGGATTATGAGGATAACGAAGTAATAATCAACTTGTCATTTTTAATATACTGGGTTGAAATTAATATAAAGCTTAAATGAACATTCAACAGAATCAACAGGATAAAAAGGAAATATTTTTGGAAGTCTTGGAGAAGCATCTGGGGATAGTAAGCCAGGCAACTAAAAAGTTGAATATTGATAGGTCCACACCATACAAATGGATGAGGGAAGACCCAGACTTTGCAGAAAAGGTCCACGAAATACAAAACCTTGTGTTAGACTTTACCGAATCAAAACTATATGAGCTTATTCGTGATGGGAATCCAACGGCAATTATTTTTATGCTTAAAACTAAAGGCAAGGATAGGGGATATGTTGAGCGTAAAGAAATAACTGGTATGAATGGTAAATCATTAGATGTCAATATTGAAGTTATCAATAAACTTGAAGAGTAATTGTGTTTTCTCACACCTTGAGCAAAGCACTAAAAGATTCACCGTTGAACAAGGTGGCACAAGGTCTGGGAAGACTTACAACATCCTTATTTGGATTATATTTAAGTATTGCTTAACAAATCAAAACAAAATAATATCAATAGTCCGTAAAAGTGGACCAGCACTTCGAGGGTCAGTGATG